GCTGGCTTTGACCTTCAAGAGGTCACCGAGCACGCCAAAAAAGTAAAAGCACTCTTCAATAATCTGACTGCTGAAAATATTCTTGAATTGAAAGAATTGCTTAAAAGCCCACTTGAAGCGGCCAGCATGAACCAATCGGATCTCTGGAATACCAATCTTTACATGACGCTAGACTGGACAACAACAAAGCCGGAAGACGGACAAGCGCACATTGTCTTTGAAGTGACATCTGACGACGGATCCGTAACAGAAATATACTCAATCAAATAATCACCCCAGCCCCCAGCAATGGGGGCTCACCCCTGAGGACAAGAACATGAAAGCATTAAATATCACCTACAGAGAATTCATGGAAGACTTTAACATGAGAGCATTAAATATCACCACTGAAGGCAAGAAACTAGTTATTGAAATGAAGGGCCGCAAATTGGCTGTCTACCCGTCAAGCCCTTACAATCTATATTCACACGAGGGTGGGAAATGGCAAAGAATCTCAGCCCCAGCCTATTATCACAAATGTCCTTTAATGGGAAATACTTGGGTCGGCGTCATCTTTGAAGCCCTGCAAAACCGAATCAAATTCAATCGACTGGCTAACTCAGGTGATGCCCTCGGAAAAAGACAAATAACCAATGACCAACTCGACTGGGCTTTGGCTGGCGCGATCGCAGTAAACAGCAAACGAAAAATGAAC